CTTCTCGTACAGCTCCTTGCGCAACTGGCCCCGGAGCTGGGCGCTGTCATAGCGCACCGTCACGCCACCCACGGTCTGGGCCTGGATGCCCCGATTTTCGGGATAGCGGGCCAGCACCTCCGCCATGGCGCAGATGGCCATGTTATAGCTGTCCTCCCCACAAGGACGGACCCGGCACAGCCGCCGGATCCGGGCCAGCTCCTCCTCCGCCCGTCTGGCCAGGGCCGGAAAGGCCTTCTCGCCGATCCGGTCCCCGGTGTAGACATTGGCGTAAAAATCGTAGCTGACCATTATGCGCCGATGGCGATGTCCTTCAGCACCGCCGCCTTTCGGGTGTTTTTCAGGGCCACGCCTGCCACCAGCTCCACTTCGCCGGTCTTCACGGCGCCGGGGGCGTTCAGGTCGGGCAGGTAGCTCTGGATCAAGCCGTCGCCCATGGGGCTGATGCCGTGGAAGCCGTCCAGGCCCAGGCAGACGGCGTAGATGGCAGTCTTGCCGCCGGTGGTGGGGATCACGTCGGCGGTGGCGGTGCCGTCATAGAACTTGCCCATGTCCACCATGGGGATGCCGGCGTAGGTCTCCACGAAGTTGCCGAAGTCGTCACGGCTGCGCTCGTAGTAGCCGGCGCGACGGGCCATGGAGCGCAGCTTCACCAGCATGTCCCGGTTCATGAGAAGCATGGAAGGAGTGCCGTCCAGGCAGGCCAGGAAGCCGTCCATCTCGTCTAAGAAGGCGTTGTAATTTTCGTCCAGCTCCTGGGAGGTGGTGAGGCTGACGGCGCTGGTGATCTCATTGTCGGTGCCGGTCAGCAGCTTTTTCAGGCCATCGAAGGAGCCGCTTGCGGTGTCGCCGTTGATGACGGCGTTGTGGAAGAAGTTGGCGGTGGCCTTGATCTTCTGCTCTGCCTGGAATGCCACCTCGTCCGCGGCGCCGGCGGTGTTCTGCAGCACGCGATCCACCTGGAAGGCGCCGCCCATGATCACCGCCTGGGTGGTCTTCTTCTCCTTCTTGGCCTCGCCGGGGACATACTCGCTGCCCACCTGGCGCACCGCGGCGGTGGCGGGGGACTTGAGCTGAATGTAGCCGTAGGTCAGGGTGCTGCCGCCGGTGCCGGGGGCGATGGCGTTGTCAAAGACCATGCCGTCCAGCAGCGCGGAATTGCGGCGGAACATATCCACCACCTGCTGATCCACCTTGTCAGCCATACCAATTTTTGCCTCTAAAAGTGTAATTGCCATAGTATTTTTCTCCTTTTTATATTGTTTTTGTAATCAAATTGTTGTACGTGCACCCTCGTCGGATCACAAGATGCAATGTTCCATTTTCCGCAAGCGGAAAATTCCACCTGCATCTTGGATCCTCCTCTTCCCCATGGAACCCGCTACGCTGGGCTTCCATGGGGACCCCATTTTTGTGGGATCACAAGATGCACCGTCATACCTTGTAGGGGCGGGACCTTGGTCCCGCCGCCCGAATTCCATCTGCAGAACCGTCATCCCCCGTAGGGCGGGGCCTTGGTCCCGCCGTCCGAATTCCATTCGCACCCCCGTCATCCCTCGTAGGGCGGGGCCTTGGTCCCGCCGCCGAATTCCATCCGCAGAACCGTCATCCCCCGTAGGGGCGGCAACCTGCCGCCCGCCGAATTCCCTACGCCGAACCGTCATCCCTCGTAGGGGCGGCAACCTGCCGCCCGTCCGAATTCCCTACGCAGAACCGTCATCCCTCGTAGGGCGGGGCCTTGGTCCCGCCGCCGAATTCCATTCGCACCCCCGTCATCCCTCGTAGGGGCGAACTGCGTTCGCCCGCGCGGCACAATCTGCCGTTCCACAATGGTACCGGTGCGAAACCGCAACACCCCACCCGGCGGGACCAAGGCCCCGCCCTACGATCACCAACGCACCCGCGTCATCATTCATAAAACATTCTGCATTTTGCATTATGCATTTTGCATTTACTCACATCCCATACTTCTCCCTTAACGCGCTGGCCAGGGTCTCCTGCACCCTGGGCGCCTGTGCCTGGGTCCCGGCCCCCTGGGAAAACTTAGGCCCCTCCTGGGCCGCCTCAAACAAATATCCATGCGCCTTTTTCAGCTGCGCCACCGCCGCGTTCACCGCCTTGCTGTCCTTGCCCCGGAGGGCCTCCACATCCAGCAGCGCCCGGATGGCGGTGAGATTGCGGCCCTTCTGCGCCGCCACCGCCTGGGCCAAGCCCTGGTCAAATTCCATTTGGGCGATCACCTGACTGTGCTCGGCCCGCAGGGCCTCCAATTCCTGACCATGCCGGGCCAATATGACCTCCGCCACCTCCTCGGTCACGGCCAAACCCATCAAAAAATCCTTCTCCATAAAACCCTCCTTCCGACTTCCATCCGCCGAACCGACTTCCCTCGTAGGGGCGAACTGCGTTCGCCCGCATACCTCCCCCCTGGGGGAGCTGCCCGCAGTAGGGGAGGGTCTTGACCCTCCCTCACGACTTCCATACGCCGAACCGAACCCACTCGTAGGGGCGGCAACCTGCCGCCCGCGCGGCACAATCTGCCATCCCACATCGCACCGGTGCGAAACCGCAACACCCCACCGTGCGGGCGGTTAATAACCGCCCCTACAAATCCTAACGCACCTGCGTCACAATTCAAAAATCATTCTGCATTATGCATTCTGCACTCTGCATTCTGCATTCTGCATTTACTCCGGCATCAGCCGCTCCCTTACCCGCTTCAGATCCTCCGCCGTCTCACTTGCCATATTGAACCGCCAGGCCAACGCAATCTCCGGCTTCAGAAGCCCCGCCGCCACCATGGCCTTGTACTCGGCCCAGGTCTTGTCCTCGTCGTAGAGGACACCGTTGCCCCAGTCCACATCCACAGCCCCGTCGGGCACCGGCAGGCCGTACAGCCCCGCCAGGCGCGCACACAGCCGCAGCGCCTCCCGGAGGCCATCCTCCCACATCCGCTGAAAATCCATGATGGTGAGGTTGTAATCCCCGGCAGAGGAGGCGATCTCCGTGGCCGTCCGATCCTCGGTGTTGGCGTCGGACAGCAGACCCCGCTTCAGGCCCACGATGGACTCCACATTCCGCAGATACTCCTGCTTCCGGGCAAGGAAGGACTGCTCCCGCAGCTGGGGGGCAAACACCGTCATCCCGGCGTTTTCCGGGTCATCATCCAACGCCACAAAGACACGATCCCAGGGCCGCTGCCGATCCATCAGATCCGCGGACAGCAGGATCCGGCTCTCGCCCCGGGAAAATTCCCCGCTGAGCTGGGCTTCGTTGCGGTCGATGTTCTCGATGAGACCCGCCGCCGCGGCGTACACCGCCACCGGCTCCGGGCCCGGCTCCACGCAGCCCAGCATGGGGGTTTTGATCCGAATCAGACCTAAGGAGCCACCCAGGTCAATGACCTGTTGCTGTGGCAGATCCTTGTAATCCGGATGGAATTCCAGGCCCACAGGGCTGCCCAGGCTCTCCCGGCTGCGGCTGCGATAGAGCCGGTGGGTCAGCACCAGGCAGCCATTTTCGTCCAGCCTGCGCCGCTCCAATAAGGTGAAGTACCACGAGCCACGCACACTTTCCTCCACCATGCCCATATCTGTGGGACACCCGGCGGCATCCCGACCGAAGATCAGCACATTGTGCCGGGCCACGGGCCGGAAAGCAAAGCCCTCACCCACAGGGCAGGGCTTGAGGTAGCACTCCCCCTCCACCAACGCCAGCTGCATGGCCTCCTTGCAGACCGCGTCCAGCGCCGCCACCAGCCGGGCCGCCGCCTCCTGCCGGGAGGCCGCCTTGTACTCGCCGAAGACGGTCTTGCAGATCTTGGTCACCACGGCGTAGGCGATCCGCTGACAGGGATCCTTCTCCGGCGTCACCGTATCGTCATAGTAGAGCCGCTGCCAGGTCTCCAACGCCTTTCGCATGGCGCGGCTGGTCACATCCCAGGCGCCGAAGGCCCCCTCGTAGCGATAGATGCTCAACCCCGCTCACCTCCTGTGTAGATGCTGATCTTGCGCATGGCCTTCACCCCCTGCTCCAACCCCCGCAGATAGGCGGTCAGCTCCCGGTTCTCCTGACGCAGGGCCTTGATCTCCCGGCGCAGCGCCTTATTGTCCTCCAGCAGGGTCTGCTTGGCCCACATGGGCAAAAAATGTTCCATTAGCCACTTTTTCATGGTAAAACCTCCATTTTGAAATGGAAAAAGGGCGCAAAAAAGCGACCCACGGATCCAGGGAGAATCCCTCCCCAAAAGCCGCCGGTCGCCCGCGCCCCTATTTCGATGATCCTATTATACCACAGAAAAGCCCATTTGTCTTCCCAACATTTTCCCACCTGACGGCCGCAGTGCGGCCCCCAATTTCGCACGATCCCTGGTCAGTATTCGCAACGCCCCTGGGTACCGCCCGGTATCGTTCTGTTTCCCGAATTTCCCTCCGCACCCCCGTCACACCTCGTAGGGGAGGGTCTTGACCCTCCCTCCGAATTCCATACGCCGAACCGTCATCCCTCGTAGGGGCGGCAATCTGCCGCCCGCCGACTTCCATCCGCCGAACCGACTTCCCCTATCTCATATCTTCGCTCTCCATCCCCATCATCAACCGCACCGCCTCCACTTCCGCATCCCCCAAACCATGCCCCCCGGTCGGCACCGCCTCTTTCAAACGCCAATCATCATATTGCCCATCCTGCACCTTCTGCAAATTCTCCTTTTGAATCAGCCAGTCAAACCCCACGCGCCATTTCCGATCGTTCTCGCCTTTCAGAAACGGCGTCTGCTCTGCTTTCTCAAAGATTGCCGCAAGTTCTTCCTTTGTCCAGTTTTCCAAAGCCTGTCCAATGGCCGCTTTGCGTTCCTTGGTCAAATGCTTACAAGGCATAAAGCCCACACAGATCCTGTGATAAAATTGGAAAACATCTAAAATATCTTTCTGTGAAGAAGCCGCAGGCACCGAAGAAGGCGTAGCCACCGAAGAAGCCGCAGGCATGGAAGGCGCAGCCACAGAAGAAGCCGCAGGCATGGAAGGCGCAGCCACCGAAGAAGCCGCAGGCATGGAAGGCGCAGCCACCGAAGAAGCCGCAGGCATGGAAGGCGCAGCCACCGGGCAACCAATTGCCGCAGACGGCGCAATTGCTGCCCTATCCTCTTCTTCCCTATCCTCTCCTATCCTATCCTTACCTATCCTATCCTTACCTAACCTATGCGGACAATTGGTTGCCATTTGGTTGTCACTTGGTTGCCATTTGGTTGCCATTTGGTTGTCAGCCGCAGCGCGGCCATCCACTTCCGCACCCTCGTCTATGTCATCCCGAGCGGAATGCAATGGAGCCGAGGGATCTTCGCACCGTCGATTCTGCGAAGATTTCTCGATGCGTGCTGCGCACTTACTCGAAATGACACTCCCCTCCGTCCTGCAGACACCTCCCCCGCCGGTGGAGGTACATAGCTCCCCCTCCGGGGGAGCTGTCACGGCCTCGCCGTGACAGAGGGGGCCATTCTGCATTTTGCATTCTGCATTTTGCATTTTACATTCCCCACTCCGCACTTCACATTCCCCACTCCGCATTTCACATTCCCCATTCTGCATTTTACATTCCGCATTCTGCATTTCCGCATAAACCCCCATCCCATCCACCTCCACCATGGCCTTCTCCGCCTGGCAGAGGGTACCCTTCCGCCGGTCGGAGCGGATCTTATTGTGGACCAGCCAATGCCGGATCAGCAGAATGCCGCTGTCGAAGCGCAGCACCAGCCCCGCCGCCACCAGGGCATCCACCGCCGCCGCGCCCACACCCAGCATCCGCAGCACCCGCTTGGGGGCGCTGACAAAGCCCTCGTCATCGGCCTGCAGATTCAGCTGCACATACAGCGCCTGACACGCCGGCTCCAGGTCCAAAAATCCATCGCTTTCCAGCACGGATTTTGCAAACATTCTTCTCTCTGCCATTTTTCCTCCTATGTAAATCCAGCGCAAACCTGCCGACTTCCCGTTCTTCCATCTTCACGCTTACTTTCTCATGACCCCCATGCAAAAATACCGTATCTCGTCCATGGCATGGTCGTCCTCCTTCCGGGGCCGATCCTGACCATCCGCCTCCCAGCTGTAGAGGGAAAATTCCCGTATGGCATTTTTGCACCCGGGGCCGATCTTCAGCCGACCCTCCTGCAGCAGCTGGGCCACCAGCCGGATCCCCGGCAGCACCGCGTTTTTGGCCTTCCGCACAGAAAACACCCCATGCCGCCGCAGACAGGCGATGAAGGAGGCGGCGCTGGGATCCACGAAGACCCGCCGGATAGGCCGCCCCGCCGCCAATTTCACCAACGCCTCGTGGTATTCCTCGTCGGTCATCTGATACCCCGCCTCCCGGCCGGAGAAGTAGAATTCATCGATCCGATAGGCCACATCCCCCACCACGCACCAAAGCCCCGCGGAAAAGGGATTCTGCACGCCATAGTCCACACTAATGTAGTATTCCTCCGAATCCCCTCGTAGGACGCTTTCTTGCTCCCGCCGCCCGCAATGCTCCCCCTTTGGGGGAGCTGTCACGGCCTCGCCGTGACAGAGGGGGCCATTCTGCATTCTGCATTCTGCATTTTCAATTTCCCCCACATGCTTCCCCGGATCAAAATCATACACCAATCCCTCCGCCCGGCACCATTGCCCCAGCACGAACCGCCGATAAAACAGCCCCTGATACAGCCGCTCATACCGCTCCCGCACCGCCGCCGACAGGCCCGGATTGTCATTCATGGTAAAATGCAGCGCCAGCAGCCCCTTTTCCCCAGCGGGCAGCACCCAGTTTCGATAAAACCAATGCTCCGGCCCCTCAGGATTGCAGTTAAACCACAATTTCGACCCCGGCACAGAGCACCGGGCACAGGCCTGCTCCACAAAGGACTGGGGCATCAGCGCCGCCTCGTCCAGCAAAATCCCCGCCAAAGTGATACCCTGGATCACCTTGGCGGAGCCTTCGTCCTGACCGCCGAAGAGGTAGTAGGTGTTCTTCCGTCCCCGGCTGTCCCTGACCACCAGACGGTTATCCCCCCGGTGATCTTCTATTGTGTAGACACTCCCCAACCAATGGGGCAGATGCTCGATGATGTTGCGCCGCAGGGCGCCGATGGTGCGGCCGCAGATGCCGAAGACCTGGCCCTGAAAAGCCGTCATGGACCACAGGAAGAAGCCGTTTACCATACTCACCGTCTTACCGGAGCGCACCGCCCCGTGGCAGATGATGCCGTCAAAATTGCGCAGATTCCGCCGATTCCACCAGGTCATGGCCAATAGCTGCCGCTTGCTGAAGCTCGGGTAAATCATGGATGTCCACCTCCTTTTCCGAGGCCGCCAGCAGGGCCTCCAATAGATTGTTCTGCTCCTGCTGTCCCGGCAGTCCCCCGTCGAAAAGTCCGCTGATCTTTCCCAGCAGCTCCAGGGCTTTGAGCTTGTCGTAGAATTTCACCTTGATGCCGCCGCTGCTGCGTTCCACCGATGCGATGGCCGCCTGGGCCTCCGGCGACAGCTGTGATGTCTCCCGGATCTCCAGCTGCCCATCCCGGACCGCCAAAACATCCGTAACCCTGGCAAATCCGATGGCCCGCAGCTCCCGCAGCACCAATTGTCCCATCTGTTCTTCCATAATGACCTCCTTTTGGGTATCAAAAAACGCCGGGAAACCCCAGCGTTGCCTGCCAATATGCCATTGTGTCATCCATTGTGTCCCCCAGGACACCAATCAATTTCCATCCGCCCAAAGGCGGCTCGGAGGGGCTGCCCGACTTCCATACGCAGAACCGTCATCCCTCGTAGGGGCGGCAATCTGCCGCCCGCAAAGCGCCCCCTTTTGGGGGTTCTTTCCTCGCCCCCATTCCGACGCTCCTATTATACCACAAAAAACCCCAAATGTCTTCCCACTTTTTTCCCAACCTAACAACGTCGGATCACAAGCTGCAACGCGCAACCTGTAGGGGAGGGAAATCGCGAAGCGATTCTAAATAGATGATTGCCGGTGGCAATCCAACCATAAAAAAATTGACCCTCCCTCACGACTTCCATACGCCGAGCCGTCATCCCCCGTAGG